TTAATGATACTACCTAAGCCGGTAGTCGTTATTAAACGGAGAAAATACTATAACAGGGAGTTATGCTTACGGATACTTGATGAAAGGAGGGGAAAAAAACATCATCTTCATATGATAAAAGTTAATATGTTCATGAAAATAGCGCGCGGAGATTATGACCATCCAGACGCCATCCGCAGGCACAAACTAAAAAAGTTAGCATCGAGTTACACCAAACCCGTAACAACCGTTGTCCACCTACAAGCTAATTTTTAATTCTATGGCAAGCCAAAAAACCGTAGACGCACTGTTTGCGCAATACAAAAGAAAGTTTGTTGAACTTGACGTCATTGGTAACGATTACCTCGGTATCAGTGACAAAAAAACGCTCAGCAAAATGGCCCACCGGAATGATCTCGGCGGAATCAGAGCATTCCGGATGCGAGGAAACGGATCACCTTGGCTCGTAGATATCGACCAGCTGGCAAACGTGCTTGACCAAAAATCGCGAGAGCGGACATAACAGGATGAATGATGAATAAACAAGCTATAGGTCGTGTGTCGTTCGATGTGATAACAGAATGCCCACATTGCGACAATAGATTAAACCTGAATGACTACCCATATAACGACGAGACAACGGATTATTCACTGGAAGAGGACGATCTTGGATTAGCGCTATTCGGAACAACCAAAGAAGCCGCCAAATGGGCTGGATTTAAAATTGAATATAAGTGTTTCAAATGTAAAAAACCGTTTGTATTATCTGGCTTTGAAATATGAAGCATAACATAAAGAGGGTTTATGACAGACAAAGAACTAATTAATGCATTGAGTGAAGATCGCGACGATAACTATGCGGTTGACGAAGCCTGTTATAAACGATTAAGACGGTTAGCATCAGACTATGGTAAAGAAGGCGAAATAGCCGACTCATTACTTGACGTTGTGCGCAGATTACTTGATTTGTAATAACGTATCAGATTCTAGTGTTGGGTTAGCGATAGCGCAAACCAATATTTAATCTAACGTGGATGTAAAAAAACAAAGAAGAAAACCGGAGTTATCGGAAAAACATAAAGTAAAGGAGATTTGAAGCATGACATTATTCGATGCGGTTCTATTACTCAGCGAGGATCATGTAAAAGCTTTGCAGTCACATATCGTTGAAGCCGGATTGCGAAAAGAAGCGGGCAATAAAGATCACAAGCGCTATTTTAAAGCCTTGCGCCGAAAGTCAAAAGGCAAGCTGCGGGTTTGCTATGCGGCTATTTGTACATCGACAGACGAAGAATTTGACAGGGTTTGCGCAAGACTAGTTGAGGGGTTGTGATATTGACATTATCATCGACCTAAAGTGACTGTGAATAAAATTGGAGAATACACCATATTATGAATGATTTTAATCGAGGCCAGTTGCAGGTCCAAGAAAACATGAAACAGACATTAAAAGATGTTAGCGAATTAAAGGATAACTACTTGAGAGAAATTAATGCTCAATCAAGTGTAACGACGCTAGAAACTGATCAATACAAAGCTAGAGTACAATTGCTTTCATATTTGAATAAATTACCAAGAAAGTCATTTACTAACAAAGAATTTAAAATTATATCACAGATAAAAAAGAAATTGCTTGTAATGCAAAAAGAATATATCACTAATTCTGGAAAATGACTAGAGAATAGATGTAGCTCGTAGGTTGGGTTAGCGCTAGCGTAACTCAACATAAGTCCGCATACAGTCCGCAAAAAATACCCAAGCCCACTGAAACCGCTTATATCTGTCCAATCGAGCATGGGTGCAACGCTAAACAGACTATTGATTTTATTATGCATAAAATAGATTAAAAGGGTTTAAAAGGGTTTGCATTGTGCAATACGGTACGCGTATTATCCGCATAAAAATTTATGCGGTCTAAACTATGGCACACATCAGGAAATACACTAAAAAAGACGGCACCACTATATATAAAGCCGAGATCGTGGTCAAAAAGGATGGGTCTGTCATCCACAGAGAAAGCAAAACTTTTTTAAAAGCCAAGCTTGCCAAAGACTGGGCTATGCGGCGAGAGGTTGAATTGCAGGATTCTGCAGTTTACAAAAGGCGTGAAAGTTTGCCAATTTGTAAACTGATAGAACATTATCTGAAGGAGTTTAAACCGTATGGCAGATCGAAAAACGCGGACATCAACAAACTGTTAAGACGCGATATTGCAAAACTTAATGTCCACACCTTGACGGCTAAAGACCTGATTAACCATGTCCGTGAGCGCAACCAGGAATGCAAGCCCCAAACAGCAGCCAACGATTTAATCTGGCTAAACACGATATTTAAAACTATGCGCGGCGTCATTGATCTTGACGTGGACATGTCTATCTTTGATTCTGCTAGAGAAGTATTGCGGGCAAATGGCCTCATTGCTAAATCTGAACACCGCGACCGCCGGCCAACACCTGCCGAACTCTGGGCATTATCGAGACATTTTTACGATACGCCTATGCTCCATTTTATGTGGTTTGCTATTTATTCGGCAAGGCGTCAATCTGAAATTACCCGGATCGAATGGGATGATATCAATCATACCGATAAAACCTGTGTGCTCAGGGATCTGAAACATCCACGCTTAAAGGGGGTAAAAAGGCGTTGCAAATTACCCATCAGCGCCTATAAGTTAATCATGCGTCAACCGGAAACCAGCCGCTATGTGTTTCCGGTGAACGGTAAAACCATGAGCGCATACTTTACCAGGGCTTGTAAATTACTGGATATTAACGATCTGCATTTTCATGATCTCAGGCACGAAGCAACATCAAGACTGTTTGAACGCGGCTTATCTATCGTCCAGGTGCAACAAATAACACTGCATCACTCCTGGCAAACGCTGCAAAGGTATGCAAACCTGAATCCAGGAGATGTGGATGTGTGAAATAACTAACCCAATCTACGGAATAAAAAAGGAACGATGAGATGAACAATAAAAATAGATTCGACAACGAGATCGATTTGAAAGATGACGAGGAAGCGCTGCGTAATCCTGCAACCCAACTCACTGGATCAATATTCAGGAAGATAATGCATAGTTCGCAGGTTGTGTTATGCGCTAGCCGTAACCCAACCTACGACCTAACCCGGCTCTGAAAACACATAGTCCCACGAATACATTGCCGATCTGTTGCTAATAGTGGCCAGACCCCCAGCAGGGCCTTGGTATTGCAATCTATATATATATGGCGTCGCCAATGATACATCAGTTGGCAAATTTATTGGCAAACCAAAGGTCAAAATATCCAGAGAACTGGTTGCCGTCACGATAGAGCCATAGGTAATTAAATTATTAGGCACAGCATCATCATAATTCCACCTGAACTGGCTTGAAAAACTTCCAACGCACGCTAATTGTAACGACACCGAAACCGAAGCTGTAACTGTTAACGTTGGCCCAGGGTTGTAGGCATTGAGTACTAGCACATTCTGCCAGGTGCCATCGGAATCAAGATCAGTTGTCAGGCTCTGTAAATTATGTGTAGCAAATGGTTGATAATCTACACCAATGATGCCGCCATTGTTGTCAAAAGGATACCAGGCACCGGTGGCTTTACCAAATATGGTAACGCCTCTAATCCAGTAATATTGCACGGCATTAGCCAGTGGATAATCAATGTAATGATTAGTCCCAATAACAGTGGCTAGCAGTGTAGCCGTTGACCTGTTGTTAAGATAGCTTGACCATATTTCTACCCCAAACATTAAGTCCGATGCTGGCATATTCCAACTTAAATAGATGCCCGGCATATATTTATCGCCGTCAGTCGTTAATCCGAGAACGTTGGGTGCGTTTACATCAGTTGCCGTGATAGTAGCCATATTATGCCGCCGTGATCGTGAAAACTTTATCTAGGCATGGGAACGCCTGGACGGTAATTGTATAAACCCCTACCGTATTACAAATAAAATGCAGCACACCGTCGGTATCCGTATATTCTGGAATACTATTAACGCTGTTTGGAACTGAAAACGAAATGACAGACGGATTTGGCATACTGCTGATGGTGACTGCGGACACCCCATCAGCCGCAATAGATTCTGAATCTATTGTTGCTGGATTCGTGGGCCGAGCCGTCACCACTCCGTCGAGGATGTAATCAGTAAATAAATTTGCCGAACCAGCCATGATAGCCTCACCTGTCTCTAGGTGCTGAGAGTTTAAAAGCTCCTCCTGGCACGTACCCGTATAACGTATCAGGCCTGTGGTGATAACATAGATAATAAATTCGGTCATTTTTTGACCCCAAGAGCTACGATAGCACAGCCGAGGTGCATAGCTGTGTTAGATGATGTTAGCATGTATTGATGATCCCCAGATGAGGCATTTATTTTAAGCATAATCGATACACTATCAAAGTTAACCTCTCCGGCATTTGCGTTGTAGCCAGCAAACATGCTCTGCTGAACTACTCCATCCATTAACAACTTTACCTCTACAGCACCTATAGCGGTATTCTTAATATTCATGGTGCCGATAACTATCACAGGAGACCCTAATGCGTCCATAGTTACGTTTGGCGTTGCCCCTGGTCCTTGTCCAGATGATCCAGCCGGAACGGTGACTGCATTATTCTGTATCTTTAACGTGCTTACGCTTAAGTCGTTTATCTTGGCATTTGTCACAGCCAGGTTGTTAATCTTTGCAGTTGTTACGGCAAGATTAACAATATCTGCTGTATCTACATTCAAAGCCCCAATGTGAGCCCGATTGATAGCTGCATTATCAATAAAAGTGGAAGCGTTACCGGCGGTGATTTTGTTGCCTGACCTCACGATCCCACTGCTAATTTCGCCAAACACCGTGCCGGTAACATCACCATCAAAGGCAACATTGGTAGCAGGACGGTAAGGGTCTTCGCTGACGGTTGCAGTGTTGACGGGCTGCACAATGGCCGATCGGATCACACCTGAGGCATTAACATCTTTATCAACGACTCGATATGCGCAAACTCCAAACGTATAACAATGCGTTGATGGGACGCCTAACAGGATAAAGGCACGCTTATTTGCCGTGGTAGTGTATGCCGTTTCTAAGGCCGGTGCATTCCCGATCACAAACGACCGGCCTCCTGTGATTTTATGGTTAGCTCCCGCTGTAGGGCTTATAAGCACAGGTGATGATGCAAACGCATTAGCTAAAGTCGCAGCTAGCCTTACCCTATTGGCATCAACTTTAATAACATAGTAAGTTGACCCGTCAGTCAACCCTGGAATAGGGACGCTACCTCCTGCTGAATAAACAACAGCGACACCCGTATTGAAGGAGTGCCCCGCACTGAAGTAGATGTGGTCATCTGCATCCGATACATAAAGACTTGCATCAAAGGTCAAAGTAGTGACAGCATGTTGTCTGACAAAAACCTGGAATCCGTCTATATCGCCCTCAGCGCCGCTCCATGTCCATTCAAAGCTGATATTGGCGTCACCGCTCGTCGATGTAGTGTGGTCTATTGCCAGACCTGTATTATTGATAACAGGCGCAGCGATAGCATTTGGGTTGCGGTCATTAGACGCGTTATAGTTTGTTGTTGCCTGGGCAATCAGATCAGCACTAACGCCGCCGACCAATGTTCCAGCTGGGGCACCGTTCGTGGCATTCAAATCCCCAGTATAGCCAAGTCCTGTAATCGTTACCGAGCCACCGCCGCCACCTGAAAGGCTGCCATCCGCGCTTAATTTAATGGTCGTGTTGTCTGTCGTATTGTCAAACAGGGCCAGTTTCAGGTTGCCGTAATATACAACACCTGTAAACAGACCGGATGGGTAACTAGATAATGACGCACCCAATACCACACGTATCCCATAAATTTGCTGAGTAAGGCCGACCCTGGCGGAAAACGGCACCCTTATCCAAACACCGGTCGCAGCCGATACGGGCTGCGCCCTAGTAATAACTGAGGTGGTCAGCCCAGCATTGGTAAACAGTTCAACGTTAATCCCTGGAAGCCCAGATGTTACTGATTCCAGGTACATATCGATAGAACCGGAAATGAATGTCCCTACCGGCAATATTGCGTTAACTGTGCAGCGGATACGTTGATCAACCCCGGTTGCCACAAACTTGACCGACCATGGGTATCCTGACCTGACCACGGTGCCTTTGGTGGGGTTAGCTCCAGCAGTGTTGATCCAACCTTTTGGGAGAGTACCAGTCCAATCAGCAAACGACGGGTTAAAACCCAAGGCAACCGCGTCATCATTGTTAAAAATGGTTTCGTAGGGGATACCGCTAACACCCGCCCATAACGCCGTTTGCCCCAATTCCGCACCGTCTGTAAGCTCCAAGGTATCAGTGTAATTATTCGATACCACTGACCATGCCGACCCAGACCAGCGCTTTAATAAATTGTTACTGGAATTGAACCAGAGGTCACCCAATGATGGTAACAATGGCGTCGTCGTAGTAAAAAATGTGACCACTTTGCCATCGGCGGTAGCCTGCGCATTGCTGGCCGCTCCTATAGCGACACTGATGCCGTCATCCTGAGCGACAACCCATGTGGACCCTGAATACCGATATAGCTTGTTGCCGTCATCAGTATCAAACCATAAGTCACCGGTGGCCATACCGGATGTAGGAGCCCCGGTTTGGAAAAAGCTGTCGATCTTGCCATCGGCTGCCGCCTGCGCATTAGCGGCGGTAGTCAGAGCCGTTTGTATGCCGGCATCACGGTATTGAGTCCACACCGTACCGCTGTACACATACAGCTTGTTGCTGTCATCGGTATCAATCCAGATATCCCCGGCAACCATGCCAGTGGCTGGTTGAGATGCTTGCACAAAGGTATGATTAACGGTCGCGCCGTCGGCAGGTTTGCCAGTACCGGTGATATTGGTCCAAGTGGCTTTAGTGCCGAGCCCGGCTCCGTCCGTAAGCTCCAGGGTATTGGTGTAATTATTCGACACTACCGACCAGGCCGTTCCTGACCAGCGATTTAACAGATTATTACTGGAATTGAACCAGAGGTCGCCTAAATTCTGACCGGTTGGTGTGGACGTGCTGAAAAACGTGACTACTTTGCCATCGGCAGTGGCCTGCGCATTGCTGGCCGCTCCTATAGCGATACTGATGCCGTCATCCCGTGCAACAACCCAAGCCGAGCCTGAATACCGATACAGCTTGTTACCGTCATCGGTATCAAACCATAAATCTCCGGTAGCCATGCCGGACGCAGGAGCCCCGGTTTGGAAAAAGCTGTCGATCTTGCCATCTGCCGCCGCCTGGGCATTGGCAGCGTTAGTCAGAGCCGTTTGTATGCCCGCATCACGGTATTGAGTCCACGCCGTACCGCTGTACACATACAGCTTATTACTGTCGTCAGTATCAATCCAGATATCACCGGACACCATACCGGACGACGGTTGTGCTGCCTGTACATAGGTATGATTGACGGTAGCGCCGTTGGCAGGTTTTCCGGTACCGGTGATATTAGTCCAGATAGCTTTAGTGCCGAGCCCGGCCCCGTCAATTAGTTCGTCAGTGTTGACAATGGTATTAGAAACCACGGCCCACGCTGATCCGTTCCATTGATACAGCGTCGGCGGCACAGCATCGGTATCAAACCACAAATCATTAACCGTGTACGCGCTTCCAGAAGGAGCACTGGCTTGTCGATAGACACTGGTTTTATTGGCATCCAGATCGCCCAGAAAAGTGGTGAGGAAGTTTGGCGGCTCGTGATATACGCTTGGCTCTGTTTTGTCGCCTAACTGAGCCTCGACCATGAGTCCGTCAAACCAGATATCAGCAGGCGTTGTTTCAAACGTGTCATTGTTTAATTGCATCATAGCTTGAGTCGATGCATTATTGGACAAATTGACAACGCCACTAATCCGCGTCCAAGTGTCGGCCGTTGCCGAGGTAACTCCAGAAACGTTAAAACCGGTAAGACTGTTAATTCTTAGCCGGACATGACAGGCACAGCTAACGCCCGAACTTTTAACATAAAATGATACAATCCATTTATTGTTTGGGGTGATTGGAAAATTAAAATCAGTAGAGGATGTCCCAAGATAACAATTTAACCCAGGACTTAAAGGCGCAGCTATTTTTATGGATTTTGAACCGACAAAACCGGTAGTGTTATCCAAAGATGCTATTGCCAAACCTGATATAGGCGGTAACCCGGCTTCTTCAAAGGTCGCATAACGCGGATTAACCACGTTAACACCAGAACCTGCGAGTTGCGTAGTTGTTATGTCCGCAACCTTCCCCCATGAAGTCGTATATAGGTAGGTAGCTCCGGTTACATAACCAGCCGTATCACTGGAAACAAACCAAATGTCACCGTTTACGCCGACAGGAACTGTGCCGCCCTGCCTGAAAATAGTGTTTTTAGTCGCTCCAGCGCTGATACCGTCCAGTTTTGCCCATTCAATGTTATTAATATCGAATAGCGAATCAGGTTTATTGACCATATAGGTCCAATCGGCACCGCTGCCGCTGGAAAACACGACGTTATTGCTGGCATCTCTGATCGTTACTGTACCATTGGCGGCAACGGTGAATAGATTATTAACATTGATAGCGCCGCCAAAGAACGCATTACCCGCATTATCCAGGAAGAATTTGCCATTATCTGCTATTTTTGTGCCGCTGCCGTACCAAATCGGAAAGCCGCCGACATCTGAAAGCTCGACTCGCCAGCTGGTACCCGTGCTGGTTTTGATCGTACCGGCCGTCATCGTGCCGAAATCGGCGGTGATGGCTGACAACTGGTTAATATTCAGCTTATCGGCTGCCAGGCTGTGCGCGACCACAGAACGACCGTAAAACGTGCCGTCGAGTACCAGATCACCGGCAATACCAACCGATGGCACACCATCAACCTGGCCGACCCCAAACACGGCTTTTTGCGGCGTCGATGTACCAGGCTGCACGACCAGAAACCGGCTTGCCTCTACGACAACATCGCCATCCTTGCCGGGGTCCTCAAGTATTTGATTAACTGCCGCTGTAATGTCAATCGAGGCTGTGGTAACAAACACCGCGAACTCGGTCGAATAAACGGTGCCGGCCAAACCGAAAGCATCAACGCCCTGTAGACGGATGTACCAGTAACCCGGCGCATTAATCGGAAACGATGATACCCGGTCAGTTGTCTCACCAACCAGGTTTAACGGGCTTGGACTGAAAGCGGGCGTCTGGCTGGCATAAACGCGAGTGTAACGGTAGTCCGAATCGGTCGGTTTGGTATAATTGACAAAGATGGCATTAGGCCCCGGCGTAAACTCAACCGCGCCGAAATCTGACGGCGGCGGATTGGTGACCGTCAGCGCCGCCTCCTGGCTGTATTGACCATAATAATCGCGCGCGCGTACCTTCAGTGTGAAGGTCCGCCGTGGTCCGCCGTCGGATATGTTGGTGCCGAACTGATAATTAAACGCCGTCTCTGTGCAATAATGCGTCCCTACCAGCGTCGCACCATCAAATATACGTACCTCGAAATCACGGAACCACGGCGTCGATCCGCCTGGCCCTATGCCGTAGCTGTCTGATAATGCCAGCACCTGGTCGGCATTGGTATCCCAATCGAAACGCGCGTCCTGACCGGTAAACTCTCCGGCGGCGCTGTACGGTACTAACGTTAATCCGGTAATGCTGACCGCACTGATGAGATAAAAATCGCCGAGGATGTGATCGACTGTGATCGATACTGAGGTCCGCCCGACAATATTGATGGCTGCCAGGGTTATTTTGTACGTGCCTTTTAACGGATTTCTTATCCGGTAACTGGTGCCGGTTATTTCACGCTTGGTAACTAAAGCACCGTTGTGCGTAATGCGCAACACATAGCCGCGCAACAGCGGATCATTCGACGCCGTCCAGCTGATATCGATATAACGGAGAATGCCTTCCAGGCTTACATAGACACCCTCATTGGTAATGATCCCTGATGGAGGAATAACGCCATTGACAATGTAGGGGTTATCGGGGATTTGCTCAAGATTGGCGACGCTGTCGATTTCCTCAAATTTGCTTGCCGAATACTGCGTCGCCGACAAGGTATAGATGCCGTTTTTATTGTCCTCGTTTTCGACAATGGTTAATATCCGATACGTTTGGCCGATTGCCAGAGGATCATAGACGATCCATTCCAACTGGGCTTGCGGCGCTTCCGAAAACGCCGGACTAACGGTAATGACTGAGTGCGTACCAGATGCATTAGTGATATCTGAATCCTTTACCAGCCCGTCATTGCCGATAATACTCAGCCGGTACGAGGTGCCGCCCGCCAGGATAACCGGCGCATCAAGGTTGATGCTGGACGCTGTTGAATCGGAAGCGATGCGCCCGCCATAACGATTGCCCACCGCACGGAGCGGATCAGCCACGCGCACGATATCGCCAGGCCTGCATTTAAGCGCATTAAGGCCCGCCGAAAATACGACCGAGTCAATCTCTTCACGCGCGGACACCAGCAAGCGCTTACCGCGCCGGTGCGCCTGGCCACGGGAAACACAGCCCACCGCGACCTCTGTTTTCGGCCGGTAGCCATAACGCTGGATACCATCAAAATCCTCAACCGCTTCCGTGGTGATCCGGTATTGATCGGTTGGATCATTGTACTGTATATATGCGGTCGTATAGCGTACTTGCCGCCCGGTGCCGCTGTAGGCAAAGCGCCCGTCCACCACGTTGGCGGGTAGAAACAGTGATGATACTGCTTTGGGCGCATCCTGGGTCAAATAGACAGAACTGCCATTCCACAACGGCATGGCATCAAATATCCCCGCCAGTTGTTGTACCATATCATGCGCACTGACCGATTCGGCAAACCAACCGTCAATTGAATAACGCGGCTCATAGCCTCCAGCTCCATCGGGGACAAGCTCATCGCAGCGCTTGGCAATAGTGTAAATCTGCCACTTATCCTGATACGCCGGGTTGATATCCTCGCCTAGTCCGGCCCCGGCTGTAGTCAGCAAATGATATAAAAACCACGCCGGATTGCGACACCAGCGCTTGACCAGACCGCCAGACCAGTCGGCACCCGTATAGGTACGCGCAACCGGATCATAAACGTCCGCAGTCGGTACCTGAATACGCCAGCCGCGCAACTTGTAACTGCGCACCGGCACCGAACTGAAATATTTTGCATCAAAGGTGATGCGGCAGTACGCGACATTCGGGCGCCGCAATTTGGCATAGGTCAGCTTGACAATGCTATCCCACTTGAATGCATTCTGGACATTAGCCGCCGGGTCAGCGGATGCCCGCCTTACCCTTACCTGATAACTGGTGGCATTTTCATTGACCTGCCGCAAATTGATGTGGTATGAGCGCTGGAAAGGCGAATCAACCTTATCGATGATAGACCCTCGCCCGCCAAGATCAATGCCGACCCAACCGGCATTATCAGCATTAACGTCGATCTCGACATACACTTCTGCGCCATAGCGGTCGCCATTGGTCGTGTTATTGTAATACAGGCCCTGGAATGACAGCACCACCCGCACGGCATCTGTAGACGGGTCATTGATCGTGACAATATGCGGCGTTGCATGGGTAACCGAGACATTAACTACTTCTGGACTGCCAATCGTATCATCAACGTAGCCTGGAATATAGGATTGCGATTGCGTACCGGTACGAAAATCAAAGGTGACACCCTGGAAATTTAGCACGCCACTGGATTTTACCGGTGTTCCATCTAGATAGACATAGCTCAGAGGGTCTGAGTTGTTTGGAAAACCCTCAATCTCTCCTATACCCCAGACATCGATAACCTCGATGATCGCCCGTGTTTGCAATGACTCAGGTACATCGATAGGCTCGCGCGGACTACCGCCGCCGCCGCCCTTGGCTCCGCCAATTTGTTTGCTCATATTGGAATATCTTTAACGTGTATTTGACTGGAAACAACGATCGAACCGCATAGGAACTCTCCGGCAATGATGGGATAAGGATGCCCCTGCCTGACCACGTTGACGGGTCCATTGGAAATGAATGAAGGCTTGCTTTCCGGCGCTTCCTGATCGCGTGCGGAAACCTTTTTCTTGTCGCTGGTAATCGCGTTAGCAATAGCAGAAACAGCGAGCGAAATCCCGATGTTAATAACGGCGACGGCAACACCTGCCGCAATAGTGGCAGCCGAAGCTGTAAAACCAATAGAAGTAAATAGAGGGACTAAAAAAGCAGCCGGAATATCACCGCCCGCCCTGGGCACAACCACCAATAGCTCATCGGCCCACGGTAATTCTGCTTCAACAAGCGTTATTTGTCTGGAAAAATCAGGATTAATCTGATCAACCAGAATAACCGCATAATCGCCAGCATCGCAGGCGCTTAAAAATCCTGGTCGGTTAGCCTCGATTGCCCTGAGCGCCTCTCCAGGTGTTCTGACATCTAATTCCCATTCTTCTCTGAATGCCTGCAAGTCGCCTAATAATTTTATTATTTTCATGATCCTCTACTCAATGCACGCAGCTGAGTACGCCACTGTCCAACCATGCCTCCCGTCGTGGTCGCGGTTACAGTCAAAATGTAAAAGGCGTTCTCGACCAGGTTAAGGGCATTACTTAGCGTTAGCGAGTAGTCCCCGGCGCTTCCCGAAACATTTGTCAGCACTGCTGGCCATGTCATACCCGGTACCTCAACACCGGCAGAGTCAGCTAATGTTGCCGACACCGCAGCGTCATTGATGGCGATATTATCGATTTCGTTTTTAAGGTTATTCAGAAAAACAAGATTGGAATTATTACCTGCGAATAACTGACTAGTGGACATGGTTAACCCCTAAACTGGCTGACAGCGCCGCTTTGATGATAATGGTGCAAGCCAGATCAATGCTGCTATCTGGCAATAAGCTGATAGCGCCGCTGGTGCTGGCATTAGCCTGGACTGCATCAGCTCCGGCCAGGATGTGTGTTTGGCTGATAGCGCCGCTGGTGCTGGCGTTAGCCTGGGCTGCATCAGCTCCGGTCAGGATGTGTGTCTGGATAATAGCGCCACTGGTGCTGGCGTTAGCCTGGGCTGCATCACTCCCCGTTAACACGATGGTGGACGACAGGCTAATAGCGCCGCTGGTGCTGGTGTTAGCCTGGGCTGCATCAGCTCCGGTCAGGATGTGAGTCTGGCTGATTGCGCCGCTGGTGCTGGCGTTAGCCTGGGCTGCATCAGC